AAGCCATTGATAAAAAGTCAGAATTTATTGATCTTGAAACCATAGAAGGTGGTGCAAAGGACTATTACCTGCTTGGGAATGCACGTTTTCAAGCCATTGATGCACGTTATCCCGATATTTCCCGTGTAGTCCCTGCCCGTGACGCATTTTCAGAATTGAAACCCAGTTATTTTGACCCTGCTTTGATCGTTAAGGGAAACGAAGCACTAGCAATGTACTACGGGTCTAAAAAGGGAAAAGTTTTCCCGCTGCTTTCAAGGGGTGATTATTCTGGTGTCATTCACAATGACCAAAACGATGCACTGGTGGTCATTATGCCAATGCGTAACAGTCCAGGCAGTTATCAGGGGCTAAACCCTGATTTCATGCAAGTTCAACAAAAAGCAGCATAAGGGGCAAACCATGAAAACTTATATTTCTCAATATGATTTTAGAAGAGCTTTTCAAGAGTGCAGACCTGACAATTTCTCTTATGAGGGACTAAAAATTCTTTTTGAGTACTTAGAAGAGTATGAAATGGATATTGGCGAAGAGCTTGAATTAGATGTTATTGGCTTATGTTGCGACTTTTCAGAGTCTAGTTTTGAAGATATAGCAGCACTCTACAACATAGAAATTGACATAAACGAAAACGAAGACGAACAAAAACAGCAAGTTATAGACTTTTTGCAATCTGAAGGGGCTTATGTTGGTGACACCTTAAATTCAATTATTTATAGGGACTTCTAAAATGCCAAAAGTAGCAATAAATTATTCAATAACTCAAAGCGAAGTATTGACTCGCTGCCTAGTTTTGGCACTCACTGCCCCTAGTGACGAAAAGGCAGCACAGGCAGCAGAATTAGCAGAGCAATTAGCAAAAGGTCTGACAATGAAACAGGTCAATCAGTGCAAAAAAGCAGCATTGGCACAATGGGAGGCAGCATGAATACATTGATTTTTTTAATTGAGTTTTATAAATTCCCTGATTACCAATGTGCTGAATATGATGAATTTATAGCTTTAAATGTTGACGAAGCATTGATTGAACTAAAAAAAGAATATCCAGAAGCTAAAGTTTTGAACACTTATGTTCACACAATGTGCATGGAGGATGTATGACAAGAGCAAAACCCAAAGATAAAAGACACCCAAAGATCATTAATCAATTTATGGTTTATGAGGGAATAAACCAGATCAATAGCGTTTTTGGTGCATTGACTACACTCGAAGCATACATAAACAGCGATAAATTCTGCAAATATCAAGCATCATTAGCCCTTGATTGCATCAGAACGACTCTTTGTGAGGGTACTATGCACATTGAAAACTGGTGCGAATTAGAAGAGGTGACACCATGAAAATTGGCAGCATCATTGCTTATGATTGTGACCCAGCGAAAATCGGTGAGGTTATCAAAATTTCAGTTTGCGCTATAAACGGGGCTTTATTGACAATCAAGTGCCTTGATAACTTAGAATCGGTTTATCGGTATCAATGTGAGGTCTGGCTGCTGGCAGATAACCTTTAAAACACTTCTAAAAATTCCCTGACGTAAAAATCAGGGTTTTTTTGAAAGTGTTTGCGAAGTGAGTACTCACATTCCCTAGAATTGATTTAAAAGCCCCAGAATCGGTTTATTGTGTCCCAAGCATAGTAGACCTTAGCAAAGCAAAAAAACGGCTCAAAACGGGTTTTAATGGCTTTATAGGTGCATCATTGCATTGTGTCTCATGCAATAGTGGCATTCTGGCAAAAAGTGGCATTCTGGTGTTTTGCGAAGTGAGTGCCAACTTACATATTTTTGCGAAGTGAGTACTAACTTACAAAAACCGAGGGTTTACCCTAATCAAGGACCATTTTACAAAAAAGTGGCATTTACTTTTTAGAAAGTCAAGTTAACCAATTTTTAGAAACTCAAAGTTTTTGAAAGTTTGGAAATTAGAAAGCATTATTATTTTCGGGTGGATTTTCTAGCAATCTCTTAATCGTATTATTAAGGGCATCAATCTCATCCATCTTTTTAATATGCCACATTCTCTTTTGACCATGCCAACCTAATACTGAATTAGTATGGCAGTCTTGACATAATGCTATGCAAGTATATTGAAGACCTTGTTTGTAATGGTGGGCTTCTGATGGTCCTGACTTATCACATACTGAACAGGGAAGCATCTTCACCCTTGCTAGGTGGAATCTTTCCTTGTTGTTCAGCTTGTTGTTCATTGGGTTGCCCTGATTTCCATTCTGGCTGAGTACTGGTTGGTTCTCCAGACTTCGATCCTTGCTTGGGCAGCGGTCATCAGCCACCGATACTTCTCTTCTTTTTCCACGGCAGCTCTTATGCCCTCAAGAACTTCAATGTATTCCTCATGGGCATAGGCAAAGGTTTCTTGTTTACCCAGAACTTCCGTCCCTGCCTGGCTCATCAGGTGAGCCTTCTTGGACTTTCGGAACTCCTCCAAGTACAGGCGCTCTGACTTCGCTTGGGCGTACAAGGGTGCGGTGTCGATCAAATACTGAATTGCTTTGTCGGGGCTGCTCTCCATGAATTAATCTCCAATGCTTCTCTGCTAAACGTCTTATTCCTTCGGACAAGGAACCATTCCCTGCCAAGGTCAATGCTTGCTCATGGATAGGCGCTACCCTTGCTCGGATAGTCCTACCTTCTTCGCTGATCTTCTTGCGACCAGCGCCTTTTCTTGAGCCGCCACGTTGTTTCATGGCTTGAATTATATGCTACAGAATCAAATCTTGATAGCTTGCAGCACAAACTTGATAGTCTCTCCATCATCCTCTTGGAAGACAGTTCTGAAGTCAGCTTGGTAAATATTCCTAAAGTCTGACATTGGAGTCTTGCCAACTTGTTTTCTGTATTCCTCTTGGGATAAGAACACCAACTGCTCTAGTTGCATGATTCTTGTATGGCTTGGATCACCCCATGCCCAGACTGAGTTCCTTGATGGACAAGTCGCAAGAAAATGACCATTAGGCTTGAGAAGTCGCCAGAACTCTGAGAATTGGGCAAAGAATAGTTTGTAGTCTCCCTGTTGTCCAAGATGCTCTAGCACCTCGTAAGCATGGATTTCATCAAACTCTTTATCTTTAAATGGAAGCGGAAGCTTCATTAAATCCCACACTACAGTAGGTCTATGAGTAGCGTTGTAGTCCAAAGTGGTCAGGTTATCCCAACCTTTGGTTCTATCTGTTGCTAATCTTTTGGAATGGTTAGATCCACAACCAATTAAAAGTTCTGTTTTCATGCTTGTTCCCTTGCTCGAATTAAGTCTGCGCTTTTGTATGGTTCTGCGATGTCCGCTATCTTTGCACACGCCTCACGCTCATGCTGTGCTACTAGCTTGGCAAAGCGTTCAAGACCATCTTCATCAAACTTCAAACCACTGATGGTATGTTCTATTGCCAAGCGAATGATGTCTTCTTTGGTCATACATCTTCCATCTTGTAGTTCAACTTGTGGCTCTGGAACCGCATGGCTCCCTCCATCTCTAACTCTTTGAACTGCTCATCAGAAAGAAGGCCAATGACATCACGGCCCTCGAACCAAATCTCTTTAATAGATTCGTTGTAGGTTGAGTCTTGGTCTTGCTCGTATTCGTAAACAACTGTTACGACTTCGCTACCTGCACCTACTGTTGTGTCAAATTCCCATGTATTCATAATTTACTCCTGTTAAAAATTAAATCTTACCTAATTGTTTGTGTAACGCCATAGGGACTTACCCTTAGTCCAAGCATTCTTTTACGCAAATATCAACACCTGGCTGACTTGAATAAACTTTCGTAACGTGGATGTTTATGATCTGAGAATCGTCATGGTAAACAACCCCGTTCATGCCATCTTCTACGCTCTTTAGGATATTGCTTGCATCAGGCTTCTTTGTTGGCTTCTCTGACCCGTTATCAATGGCTTCTAACCGCTTTTTAGTGCATGACTTAGGGATTGGCACTCGAATGTAAAGATAAAGGCTAACAGGGGTTTCCAATGGTTCAGAAGCACCCATTGCCTCGATTGCAGCATCTTTGATTAAAGTCTCATAGGTTCTAGTTTTCTCAGGGGTGTAAGTTTGCACAAAGTTTCCCCTTTTGACGTATCTTGCCCTTTGTTTGCCAACAGGATTGGCGTCTACTTTGAAAGTGACCATGAAAGTCATTTGATTATGTCCTCAACTTTTTGTATTCTTTGACCTATCCATGCCATGACAGGGACTGCCATGCTATTGCCTAATGCTTTGTATCTTGGGCCATCAGGGGTAGGCTTACCCTTTGGTTTTATGTCGGTGTAATGGTCTGGAAATCCTTGAAGTCTCTCGCACTCGACAGGGGTTAATCTGCGAACCGCCATAGACTGCATTACAGTTGGGCCACTATGAGTCGCACTTGTAGCGTCTGCGGTAAATGTGCAAGCAATATCGCCTGTAATTGTGCAGTTATAAAGGTCTGTGCCAACTGCCTCCTGAATTGTCTTTGAAACCATTGGAGCATTCCCGCCACCAGTTCCCCATCGTGAAGTTACTGTTGAGCAAACTTCTTCTAACTCTTTAACTCTGCTATCTGCTGGATGGTTTTCGTAAACTCGTTGGGTTACGCATTCTTCGTGGTTGTTAGGACTGATTCCAAAGCGCGTTGCAATTGTTCCGGCAACTTCTTGCCCCTTTTCTCTGCGCGGCGCAAGATTCCCGCACAGGCTTTCTCGCTCAAAAAGAACCGCTGCGGCAGGTCTCCAGTCTCCAAGGTATCCGACAACAAACACACGTCTGCGTCTTTGGGCCACTCCGAAGTACTGAGCGTCAAGAATCCTGTATGCGAACCCATACCCGAGTTCCCCCAACCCTCCGAGAAAGGCTCCAAAATCTTTTCCTCGGTTAGATGACAAGACTCCGGGGACATTTTCCCAGACCAACCATCTGGGGCGAAATTTGTCAGCAATGGCAAGATAGGTAAGCATGAGGTTACCACGAGGGTCATCCAATCCTTTTCTGAGTCCTGCGACTGAGAAAGACTGGCATGGTGTTCCTCCAACGAAAACATCGATATTTGATTCAATTTCCCACTCCTTAAATTTTGTCATGTCGCCCAAGTTAGGGACTGTTGGATAGTGATGTTTCAGAACTTGGCTCGGAAAAGATTCAATCTCTGAGAAGCCAACAGGATTCCAACCTAGAGGATGCCAAGCAACTGTTGCTGCCTCAATCCCACTACATACCGATAAATAGTTCATTCAATTTGTCCATCTTTCATTTGACGCATATAAAACCTGACCCGATCTCTTGCTCCTGATCCATAGACCTTTTCGCAACGCTCAAGCCTGGCACGAACAAAATCGTTATCTCTGTTTGATTGCCAAGTTCGGTATATTTCCCTTGCTTCGGCTTTCTCTAAAACAACTCTGTCTCCTGCATTAGAGATGTTTTTTCTACTGTATGCCATAGGTATATACCCTACTCATCTAAGTCACCAGTTAGGATTAACGCTTCAGTAATGAGACGTACGGGATATGGTACGCCTTCCTTAACTCTGTCTAGCAGTCT